GCCTGGAAACCAACGGCCGAGCCTTCGTGCAGTACACGCTGCAGACCTGGCTGAGGAAAATCGAGCAGGAGCTGAACCGCAAGCTCTACCCGCGCAACAATGGCCGGTTTCTCGAGTTCCACCGCGAGGCGCTTTACGAAACCGACCTCAAAGCCCTTGGTGAGTACTTCCGCGCTGCGCTCGGTGGCCCGGGCGCCGGGGATGGCTGGATGAGTCAAGACGAAGTGCGCCGCCGGCTTCGCATGCCGCCCGCCGCCGATGGCGGGAACGAAATCTACCGCGCGCCGCGCGATCAATCCCAACCAGGGAGCCAACCAGCAAATGAAACAGATACTCCAGCTGTACCGTGACAATGCCGCTGCCGAAAAGCGCCCGGTCAACGTTGTTCGTAACGATGGCGCAACCTCCGCATCGATCTACATCTACGACGTGATAGACGCCTACTGGGGTGTTGGCGCGCGCCAGGTGATCGACGCGCTCGCCCAGGTCGCTGATGCTGAAACCCTGGACGTCTACATCAACAGCCCGGGCGGCGATGTGTTCGAAGGGCGCGCCATCATGGCCGCGCTGTCGCGCTTCGCTGGCAAGAAGATCGCCCATATTGACAGCCTTTGCGCGAGCGCCGCGACTGGCATTGCCCTCGCGTGCAACGAGGTCGAGATGTCGGATGGGGCCTTTTTCATGATTCACAACGCCAGCTGCCTGGCGTGGGGTGACAAGAGTGACCTGCGCGAAACGGCCGACCTCCTGCAGAAGGTGGAAGGCTCGATCATCGCGGACTACGTCGCCAAGACCGGCAAGACCGAAGCAGAAATCGTCGCTTGGATGGATGCTGAAACCTGGTTCTCCGCCAGCGAGGCGCTGGAAAACGGCTTCATCGATCGCATCGCCCAAGCGCCCGCCGACAAAGCGAAGGTGGGCAACGTGTGGAATTTGGGCGCCTACGCAAAGGCGCCGGCGAATCTCGCCGCTCCGGCTGCCCAGGTAGCCCCGATGAACAAAGAGCCGCTTGAACCGCCAGTGCAGCCTGCTGAGCCACAAGCAAAGGTCGACGAGTCGCCGGCCGGGCCGCGCATGGCGCAGGCCAACAAGAATCGCCTGTCTCTCGCTTTAGCAGCATAGCGCTTCTCGCGCAAACCCGCCCGAGGTCGGATCACCTCGTAACAGGGAGCCCATGCGGCTCCCTTTTCATTTGAAGGAAGCACATGGTCACCATTCAGCAACTGCGCGAGAAGATTGCCAACCTCGCAGCCCAGGCCAACCAGCTGATCGCCGACAAAGGCGACCAAGTCTGGTCGACCGAAGACCAAGCCAAGTTCGACGGTTTCGCGAACGAAATCAACGGCGCCAAGGCTCAGATCCAGAACCTCGAAACCATGCGTCAGCTGGAAGCTGACAAGTTCTTCAACGATGCTTCGCGGCAGCCGAAGAAAGAGGGCGATGTTGAGATCAGCGCCCTGGTCGCCGTCGCCCTGTATATGCGCCACGGCCAGAACGTCACCGCCGAGCAAGCTGTCGCGATCCGCAACGCGATGTCGACCACGACCCCGGGCGAAGGTGGCTACACCGTGCCGGCCGAAGTGGCAACCATGGTCATCGAGCGCCTGAAGGCCTTCGGCGGCATGCGTGGCGTTGCAACCATCCTGACGACCGATACCGGCCACGCGATTAACTTCCCGACTACCGACGGCACTGCCGAGGTCGGCGAGATCGTGGCGGAGAATGCCGGCGCGAGCGGCGGTGACATCACCTTCGGCACCGTGGGTCTGCCAGTCTTCAAGTATTCCTCGAAGAAGATCGCCCTGCCGCTGGAGCTGATCCAGGACAGCGCGATCGACGTCGTCGCCCTGGTCGTGAACCGGCTGGCGACCCGCATCGCGCGCATCCAGAACCTGCACTACACGACCGGCTCCGGCGCTGGCCAGCCGACCGGTATCGTCACCGGTTCGTCGGTCGGCAAGGTGGGCGCCTCGGGCCAGACCCTGACCATCACCTACGACGACCTGGTCGACCTGAAGCACTCGGTCAACCGCGCGTACCGCGCCAGCGCCCAGTGGATGATGAACGACCTGAGCGTGGCTGCCGTGTCGAAGCTCAAGGACACCGTCGGCCGCCCGATCTGGATCCCAGCCGTCACTGAAGGCGCTCCGGATCTGCTGCTGGGCAAGCCGGTAACCGTGAACGATGACATGGCCATCATGGGTGCGAACGCCAAGTCGATCGCCTTCGGCGACCTGTCGCAGTACACGATCCGCGACGTCAAGAACAGCACGATCATGCGTCGCTTCGACGACTCGGCCTTCGGTCTGAATGGTCAAGTCGGCTTCTGCGGCTGGACCCGCTCGGGCGGCAACCTGCTCGACACCGCTGCCGTCAAGCTGTACCAGAACTCGGCAACCTAATCGCAACCGGCGGCTGGCTTCGCGCCGGCCGCCTCACGGAGAACAGTAATGGCAAAAGCAAAACAGCCTGCCGATCCGGCGAGTGAGGGCCAAGTCGACCCCGTCGAGAAGAATCCGGTCGAGCAGGATGCCCCGGTGGAGCAACAACCTTCCGAGCCCGCAGCTGGCGAAGCCGCCGAACAGGCGGCCGCGCCAGCACTTACCGGGGATCTTGTGAGGGCTCGTGTCCTGGTCGATGGCTCGCACGGCAAGTGCAACGACGTGATCGAGATCGACTCGAGCCTCCTCGCCGCCCTGACCGGCTCGGTCGACGCGACCCCCGAGGCGGTCGCCTACGCGGAATCGCTCGCGCAGTAACCCCATGAGCCCCGAAGCCGCCGCCTGGCTCGCCAACGTGCGCGCCGAGGCCGCGGCTCCGGGCGCGCTTCTCGTCATCGTTCGCGATTCCTCGCGCTCGGTGGCGATCTTCCCAGATGAAATAGTCGGCAAGTCCGACGATGAGCTGCTGGCGTTTATCGACAGCCGGCTCGCTGAATAACATCCAAAAGCTGAGGGTGATACCGCGCTATGAAACTGATCGACATGCAAAAACAGACGGCCACCGTCACCAGCGCTGCGACGATCACGCTTGGCGCGGCTGTCAGCGGTTTCCGTACGCTCGCGCAGGCTATCACCGCGGGCGATCTGGGTGTCAGCGACAGCGGCATTCCGTTCTTCGTGCGCGATCCGGGGTCCGGTGCATGGGAATCTGGCCTGTACACGGTCACGAGTGCCACGGTGCTGACGCGCGAAAAGGTCGTCGGTAGCTCGAGCAACAACGCCGCCGTCGCGTTCGGTGGGGCGACTTGCGAAGTCTACTGTGCCGCACCTGCATCGCTGATGAATGGCTTGAAGGTGGTTCGCGATATTCCGTTCGCAACCGCCGTGCCTCTGAACGTCGCTGGCGAGTCGTTCATGCCGCAACAGACTGTGTCTGCTCCGCTGGCGTTCACTGTAATGGCCGGCGCCGTACGAGGGGCACTCGTGCGCTTGCGCCTGGTTGCTGACGGCGTAAACGTACCGACGTTCTCGGGTATGCAAGAGTTCGGAGGCTCGTCCGGCTTCGATAATCGCAGCGGCGTCATCAACACCGTCGAGTTTTACAACGACGGCTACGATACCTGGTACTACATCGGCCAGGCAGTCAACGCCTCGATCGTCGACACGGTCAGGCCGACTCCGACAACTGCGTCCGTTGATAACGCCACCCCGACGAACGTCTTCATTGTCACGTCTGAAGTGCTCGACATGTCGGCAGACCCGCCGATTGGCGCGTTCACCGTGGCCGGCCACACAGTCACCGCAGCAACGATTTATTACGCCGCACAAAACATGATCCGCCTGACTGTATCGACCGCATTTGTCGGTGGCGAGGCTGCGCGCAGCGTGACCTACGCCCCGACCGGCACGAATGACGTCAAGGACACGTCGGGCAACAAGATGCTGGGCTTCACGCTACCCATCACCAACAATGTCGCCGCCCCGGCAGGATCGCCAGCGACCGGTGTCACGCTCTCGGGCCCGACCGGCGGAACAGTTGGGGTTGCATCGACCAACTTTACAGTTGGCGTGACCCCAGTTGGCGGAACGATCACCGGCACCGTCGTGGTGACACCTTCCGATAGTGCAGGCGGGAGTACCTTCACTCCGGCAACCGTCAGCCTGACCACGGCCAGCCCGACTGCGACGTTCACATGCACGGCAGCATGGGCAGGCACGAAGACGATCAGTGTCACGAACAATGGCGGCCTGACGAACCCGGCAAATCTGTCCTACGTAGCGGCAGACGCGGTGGCGGCTACCGTTCCGGCCGCTCCAACTATCGGCACGGCGGTTGCTGGCGATGGCTACGTCGACGTGTACTTTACCCGTAACAGCAATGGCGGCGCGGCAGTCCTCGACTCCACAGCCACGCTGTCGTCAGGCCAGACCGCGACGGGCACTGCTAGCCCGATCCGCGTGACCGCGCCGAACGGGACTGCTGTCACTGCGACCGTCAAGGACCGCAACAGCGTCGGCAGTTCGGCAGCGTCGGCCGCATCCAACAGTGTTACGCCGACGGTGGCCGCCCCCAGCGCGTACCCGCGCTTCGTGTCGCAGATCGGCCTGACTGAAACAGGGACCGGACCATACACCTACACCGGCGTGGCGGGCAAATCGTATCCGGAGCAGCAAGCCAACGCCAATAAGGCGCTCGATGCGTCGAGCGGCGATGGCTCCCTGTCGTTCCGATTTGAGAGCATCACAAGCAATGGCTTCGCGTTCGGCGTCACCACTGCGGCGACGTATCAGGTCATTGCAAATATGACCAAATACGTCACGATTACGGGCGGTAAGTACCTGGTGAACACGGCGGGCTCCTCTGTGAACGCGGGTGCGAACATGTCCCCGGCGGAAGGTGACATTGTCCGGTTCCGCAGAGCGGGTGGTGCGATTTATGGCGAGGTTGCACGCGCAGCAACGCCGACGACTTTTGTGCTGATCGGATCCTGGGCGTCGAGCGTTGCTGGCGAAAGGTATTTCAACCTCGTGGTTCAGGGCGCCGCAAAGATCACGCTTCTCGACGCTGTGGGGCTGGTGTAATGGGGCCGTTCTCCGACCATGCAGCGAAGGTTCGGTACGACACGACGAATACGAAAGTTATCTGCGAAGGTAACTCTCTCGTGTTTGGCTACGGCGCGTCGGCGGGGCATGCCATGCCCCAGCAGTTGCAATTGCTGCTACCCCCCGGAGGGTCCGTCGTCACGAACTTAGGCGTCGGCGGCAGCACCTTTAAAGACTTGACCAGCATGACTGCTCGCGCCTCGGCTGTCGATGCGATGTACGAGGCAGGGAAGCAGCATGTGTTGCTGATCTGGGAGGGCACCAATTCCATTTGGAATAATGCTACCTACAGCGGGGCTGACGTGGGCCGCCAATGCGCAGACTACGTCGCCGCGAGGAAAGCGGCGATGCCCGGGGTGAAAATTGTCCTGCTGACCACAATCCCACGCTACAACGTGTCGCCGCAGTACGGCAGCGATCTGATCGCACCCAACAACAAACTGGTCGACTACGACAGCTACCTAAAAAAGTACTGGCGCGATATGGGGGCGCATGCCGTTATCGATGTCCGAGCGAGCGGGGTGTTCAGCTACCCAGGTACGCAAAATATGGCGGCTTCGATGAAACCCTACATCAGCGACCCTACTCACCTGAATGATGCCGGCTACGGGCTGATCGCTCAGTATTGCGCTACGGCGCTGCGCCATCTGCGCATGAGATAGGAGACCAAATGCTCGGCTTTTATCCGAATGGCGCTGCGCCCAGCGGCGATGGCGGGAGCGTCGCGCCGATTGCTGACACCACTGTGCCGACGTTCGCCGCCGGCGCCGCGATTACCCTGACCGCGATCACCACCAGCGGTGCGCATGCCGCCTGGCCAGCAGCCACCGACAACGTCGCCGTGGCCGGCTACGAGATCAGCGTCGATACCGGCACGCCACTCTGGGGCGACCTGGGCAGC